CCAAGCTGAGAAATAGCACGAGTCTGTGTCACCGTAGATTATGGTTTCTCCAACGTGGTCGTACTTTCCTGTGATGCACTCGTTGACATAGGCATCCATATGCTTTGCAATGCTTCTACCTGTGAGGGTGGTGGATTGGCCGATTCGCTTATCAAAAAACCTACAGCCAGGATTAAGAATAGCACCGTAAAGGCTGTTGAGGTTAATCTTCTTAACCAGCTGACGTTTGTCCCAATATTCTTCATCTTCTTTGTTAGTACACTCTTTGAGCTTGGCCTGCATCTGTTTACGTTCTGCATACCAACGTTTTAACAGCCCCGGAATCACCGCTTCACGTTCAAATGTAAAGATAGTACCATTGGCACTCAGTGTCCAAGGCTGATTTGAGTCAAATATCATTGACCAAATTTCAGCAGCTGACATCACAGTTTCTTCGCCGTTGGCCCAATCCACAGTGATTTCCATGCCACGATTCTGTTCCATCACAGCAGTGTATTCCAGCGTGGCAAACAAACCTTCCCATGCAGCAGCAAAGCTCTGCCCAGACTCCATGCGTTCTTTGATCATGCGATCAGTTGCAATGGGACGCAGTTGTCCCACAATAGTTTCCGGTCCCATGTTCAACGCACGAATTGTTGACGGATATAGACTGTTAATATCAATGGATCCAATGTACTCGTGAATGCCTTTCTTAGGGTATGCAACATAAGCACCAGCGGCCTGCGTGTCTTCGCTGTCGGATCGATCTTTGCGATTTGGTACAACCATGCCGCGTTCATGTGCTTCGTTGATGATAGCCTGTTCAGTTACTGCCACAGCACCCATTGTGGTCTGCAACAACACAGTGTTTTCATGTGCCAGTGTGTTGGCAAGATCCAAGAACTTGAGCTTCTTGTCTAATTTGGCCAGCAGTGCAGTATCCTGCCTGTTGTACTCAATGAACTTCTTAAAGTGCTGATTGTACAATTGATCCAGTGTGCCCTCGAACTGTGTCTTGCGCTCGTCTAGTTCGTATTCACCAATAGCATCCAAGCTGTAGCTGTGACGCTCTTCGTATGTGTATTTGCGATACAGTTGCATATAGTCCATATGCACACGGCCGATCAAGTCATAGGTTTCGTTTTCAGCACCAAAACGCTCAAACATACGCTTCTTAGGCAGTTGTCCCCACAGGCAGAACTTGCGTGTGTCATCTTTTGACAGCACACGAGTAGTGCGGTTCACAGTATAAGGAATATCATAGCCCTCGGAGTTCCAGCCACTTAGTACATCTGCGTCATCGATGAGGTCAAGAAATGTTTTGATCATTTCTGCTTCATCGCGGAACAGTATGGTGTTTTCAAAGTCGGCTACAAGCTCTTGCGCAGTTTCCCAGCTTAGACCTTTTGGTGGCACGGCCAAGGTCACAAGTTGATCCAGCCAATCTAGGTAAACAGAAATCGCTGTGATTGGGTTAAACGGATCATGCACAGGTGAGAAGCCGCGTTCAGCATCAAACGCAACCTCAATATCGAAAAATGCTGTGTGCAGTTTGGGTGCATCCTGTCCTTTGTAGTTGTCTTCAAAACAACGGAACACAGGGTTGATATCGGACTCGTAAATCTGCTTACCACTTTGAATTCTCAGTTCCTTGCGAAACTCTTTGTTGTTGCGGCTTGAAAATCTACTTACAGGATTGCCGTATATGCTGCGAAACTTACCACGCGGATCGTCGTAGTAAAAAACATACTGGGCAGGGTACTCTTGGTATCGTCGTTCACCGTCTCGGCGTTCAACTACATGAATACGATCGTGCTCACGATCAAATAGTGCGTCTACGTAACTCAATGTTCTAATACCTTTGTAATAAATTCGTCGAAATAGTTGTTGGCTAGACACCGTTGGTGTACTGCTTTACAAATTTCGCCATTGTGCATAGCTCTATTATAATTTTTCTTAAGGGAACTGTCAATTGCATCATGCTCAACAATGTTAAGTAAAGAAATTTGTGTATCAATCCAATTATTGGAATCATAATGATCATGATAATCGATTTCAAAGCCGATGGATTTCAATTTTTTTACTGCGCCAGGTTGTATAAACAATAAAGGTATGCTAGAAAAACACAACGCTCTAATAACTTTTTCTGACACAAACCATCGGTCGGCAGCAAGGTCGCTAGCATACGTATCTAAGACCAAGGAATATTTGCTATCCTTTATATAGACAGGCAAGTCTTTGATTTCTGTAAAATTACGATACGGAACCAACGACCTTAAGGCCTCGTAGGCATTGTGGAAATTTGGTACATTTGCCAAATTATAATTGTTGTGAATATAATCAAATAATTCCACACCTGTTAGTGTGCTGTAAGATGCAAGTTGTTTTAATAAAAAACTTACATATCCTTTGTCTAATAGACCTCGCAAGTATAAAAAATAAAACCATGACTGTCTTACTGAGTCTACCCGTTGAATAAAACAATTATAAAGCCTTGAAGGATTTGCATTAATAGCCGCATCTTTTTCATTGAATGCATAACACATGGCTTGCAAAGTCGGATCGCTGTAAAATTTTACATGTTCTAAATCGTCGATATCGATGAAGTTATCTGTAAAAATAAAAAGAGTAACTCCTGTTTGCTGACAATGCCGGTTGATACTCTGCCAATGTTTAACATCTTTGATCAGATCACCGGGCCAAAACTCTACTATTTTTTCGGCTGAGGTAAGCAATGAAACATCAGATATGTTTGTCGAAAATCCGATGGAATTTGCACGACAAATCTTGTGTAAACGATTTATTAGAATCGATCTGTTGTGACTCCAGATCTCTTGGTCGTGAGTGTTTACATGGGGTATATTAAACATAAATCTCCACTTATGGCTGGATAGCCGTTCTACATGCTCGTAACGTGAGCGACTCGTTGTTATTTAATTGTGAATGTAAGATACTATTTTTTCTGCTTGTTGTTGGTTATGAAAATCACAGTTTTTATAAAAATCACCATAGACATAATTGTAGTTAAACTCTGCTACTTGTTGCAAATGATTTGCGTCAAAGTTATTGTTTAACCACTCGATATATTCAAAAAATTTGTATATTCTATCACCATCCTCGACCCCATCGAAGTTCAAGACTTGATTGATGTGAGGGATTTGGAACCCTAGATCTACCAATCGTTGATGACTGTTTTTTTGTCCTAACACCACAAAAGGTGTGCCACTCACCAGACACTTAAATGTTTTTTCTGTGAGATACTGCCATACATTTTTAGGATGGCTGTAATATGCAGTTTCTGCAGAAATATTAAATTGACATTCTTGATACGCTTCGTTGTTGATTCCCCACGTGCCCAATGGGGTATTAGTAAATGGAATAGTCCGATCAAGAGATCCAGATAAAAGTTGATCAACTGTTGGCCGAATTTCATCGGGCACATTGTCATTCAAAATAATATGTTTCATTGTGCGATAGAATGACTCTTGGGTGCATTCTTGTGAAACCATTTTACTGTTGAACGAATAAAACGTGCTCGGATCCACTGTAAGCAATTTAGCCAGGGCTAATAATCTATGATGTCTAGTGATTCCCGACAGCATTCCAAATCTATGAGTTCTGTCAGCAACGGGCTTAACTGTGCGTTGAGGATATAATCTAAGATAACTGTGTAGGTGTTCGACATAAAAAGTTTTAATATTTTCTAAGTCAAACCTTGATGTATCCGGACAACTAGTTAAAACCAATATCTTTTTATCTACTAGACGTCTGTTGATTGATTCAAGATAATGGTAATCAAAGTTTTCTCCAAAGAATCCAAACACATAGCTGTCATACGATGTATCCGGAATAGTCTTGGGCCAAATTAGATTGTCACCTAGCCAAATTTTATCAGGATTTTTACATTGACTTAAAAAATTTAACAACCCACCTATTTCAGGATTGTTATAGTGATATTGGCTAAGCGGGCCTTGGTAATGAGGCCCTACACGCATCAGAGGGTCTTACCAACTGTTTCAAGAATGGTTTCAAGAATTTCGTGATCTTGCTTTTCTTTACCAAACTCAGCTTTGTGAGCCAGCTTAATGGCTTTCTTGAGGATTGCAGGTTTGATTTCTAGTTCTTCGGCCACTGCCTTAATGGTATCATTGAGTCCACCTTGCAGTGTTTCGATTTCGTGCATCACAGCCATACCTTCGTTGATAATTTGGTTTAGCTTGATTTTTTGTTCGCCGTTAAAAGTTTTATCGCTCATACAAATCCTTTATAAAAGCACCATTTTAGCAACATACTTGTGTAATGTCAACAACAATGGTAAAGTGTTCAATTGACAAAAGTTCGGGGGCTTCCCTCTCTGTGCAAGTCATTAGTAACACAATGTATTCCACAGTCCCAAAAGTATTTGTGTCTAAATGGACTAACATGAACATTGATGCCATAGCGATGACAGGCTTGTTCAACTAAATCGTTGTGTGTTGATACAACTATATTTTTTGGGTCAATTATTAAAATGTTAACGTCAAAAACAGTTTCACTTACCTGACCTACCCACTCGTCAAAGTAGTGATTTACCATGTGTTGCAGATTTGTATCTTGTTCGAAACCTGGCATGAACCATCTTCCCTTGTTGCGCTTCATTGAATGTTCAAATTCTCGCATGTGTGCATAGTTACTCGGAGGCAAGTATACCACCTCCCAATCTGGAAAGGTGTCGGCATATGTAGGGACATCATTGAGACTAATAATCAATCCCGGAGTAACCGGACAGTATACAGCATCACCGTGTCCACCAGCATTGACTACATGATTTCTTGTGCTTGAAAATAATTTGTTTACTTGATTGAGAATACCCTGCTTGTCGTCGTGATACGTTTGTGTGGCAAAGAATAAATCGTTACCTAATCTGCTAACAAAACATCCATTGACAAAATCAAGATCAGTATTGATAATTTTAGTTCCTGAATCGATAATTTTGTCAAACGTTTTTGAATAAAAGTTCAGTTTCTTGTCAAGATGCAATTGGTCTAGTTTTTGGAACTTGGTAAACTTTTCCTCAATCTCGTTTTTAAATTCTGGATAGGAATTGTAAAAGTCATTGGGTCTAACAAAATCAGGCCACCAGCTTTGCTTGTTTTGTCTAAAAAATACACTCCAAGCATGACTCGCATTTGGTACTTGCGGTACCCAAAACTTATCATGGATCATAATAAAATAGTCTCTGGGTGCAGTTGGAGGCTGTACCCATTTTCCTTGAATATATAATTCGTTTAGATCATCAGGAAAGTCTGGACGATGAATTTCTACATTGAATTTTTTAAGCAAGCGTATTAAGTTTTGATAATCTTCTTCTGTCTCTTGTGCTAGCTTTTCAAATTTTGATCTTGTTGATGAATTTTTGATCCAAGAATAAAACTCTGGGGGATATGTTTTACCTACTAGACAAACTTTCAGTGGATCCCAGTGTTGATATACATTATACATATTTAAATTTTTTAATAGTCACAGTGCGTCTATGATCAATGATACTGTCAGTGTCTTTCTCGCTCGGACATTGAGCACATAGTTTGTGAGGCTTTCCAAAATTATTAACAAACTGTTCTAAGTCAGAGTCAGAACAATCAGTGTCAATTCCTTGACTTAGATATGGAGCCCAAGCCTGTTGATTTGGCCAATCAAAACGCTGCAACAAATCCGGAGTTAGAGCCATTGTGCCACATTTATATAGTTTGCCTTGATACAACAACGGACATTTTTTTTGCACACATATTTTAAAAGCATCCAACGGATTGTTGTTATGCGGGCTTATATCGTTGTATGACCCTTGAAATGTTTTAAAAAATGTAGTAGGCGTAGCAATTTGAAATCTAAGACTATTTTGTCTTGCCCAGCGATTGATGCCGAATTCGTATATTGGTTCCCAGTCCCAAGTTTTGAATATGCGTTCAATTGCAGCGTTTGTTGCTGCATTGTCAATATGGTTACTGACTTTTAATACTGTGTTGCCAATATCTTGAAGTAACTCAACAATGTGCCATTTTTTTTCTAGTAGCAATCCATTGGTTACAAATCTAATTTGAGCGTTTGGCAGTAATTTTCGTATTCCTAAAATCCAATCTTCAAGTCTTGGATGTATCAACGGTTCTCCGCCCATGAACCCAATGGCTTCTATATCTAGTCGCTGGGCCCATTGTCTAAGAAATTTATAGTTTTCATCCCAATCGAAATAACCCGAGTATGATAGGTCAGAAAAAGTAGTACATCCCTGACAACTTAAATTGCAGGTTCTAATAGTCATTAATTCTAGGAAAGGTAAAACAAGTTTCATGACACTATAGTTAGTAGTCTGTTGAGACTTGCTGTGTTAAATTCTTCTGCTTTTTTATAAAATTCGCCTGACAAAATCCATTGTTTGTTGTGCAAGCAAGACTCTCTAGTTTCCAGAAAAAGATCAGTTGTATCTATATGTTTCAATGATTCAATTACATTGATTAAACCTTCTAACCTGGTTATGTCTCCTACCTGTGAATCATAGCTCAAATCAATGCCATAGTCGAATTTAAATCCAAATTGTTCAAGGGTTCGGTATGTATCAAATTGTCCATTAGCAAGAAATGCAGTTTCGCCTAGCAGGCATTTTAAAGTTTTCTCAGTTATAAACGGACCCGGTAGCACTTGATTGTGCCTTAAAGAAAAGTTCCAACTTTCATTTGTAATATTAATGGCACAATTTTGAAAAGCAAAATAGTGAAAATTATATGTGTCAACCTCGCTTAAATCGCTGGTACCATCTGGTTTATACCTCCACTGGTTGAAGTTTTCAACAAACAAATTTTTGTATTGGTTAACCAATGGACTACATGTATCACCCCAGTTGTGTACATTCTTAGATTCAACCCAGTCGTGCAGAGAGTAAAATATTTCGTCTGCTGGTAAATTCTTTAAGACTGCTGACAATGCTATTAGTTTGTTATAGTTAACTCGATTTGTTAGAACGCTGACTTTTCTTTGTATATTTTTTCTTACTGTTGAATCAAATGTTGCAATCATTGATTGAAATTGATAATGCCACTCAACACAAGGAAGAAATATTATATTTTTGTGATTAGCATAAAGGTTGTAATCACTAGGTAAACACATGACAATAAGTTTACCCTCAACTAACTGTGACTGTTTTTCAATCCATTCGGTGTTAGGGCCTTCGACTTTTATCAAATAAAATTCATATCCTTTTGGTAGATCCCTATCCATCGTGTGCCAATCCACACTGCCCCAAAATATTTTTTTTCCGATCAATGGTTTTAAAAAATCCCAACCGTAAAACTCAGTCTTATCTGTTATTTCTTCCCAAAGGGGAGGCAAGAAATAATAACGGCGATTGTTCATTGTGAAATTTACAGGATATAATTGCTCACTTTCGAGGCCTGGGTAGCGAATCCGGACTCCGAGGCAGCAGCCGCCCACACACCGTAAACGGTAACGGTCCTAAGGTGTGTTCTTACTTGATGTCTCGTTGTCCTGCCGCCCACACTGAGTAATCATCGCTGTATTCAGTGCTAGGATCACGAAGTTGACGTGCTGGCCGTGGAGTGACTTTTGGATACATTTCTGGATGTGCTGCACGATGACGCTTGCTGTAGCCAGCAATGCCTTTATCGCGTTTGATTTCTGTACGTCGTGCTGCTGCTTTTTCTTCTGGGCTTTTCCAGTACTGACGCTGTGTATCTTGAGCAACACTGCGGCTGCGTTCTGCTGCACGTAGATAGTCAGGATTGGCACTGACTTCGAATAATTCATTCAACAGCATTTCAACGTTCCTCTATGTAGTCTTGACCGCGGTCTTGCTTGTCCCAGCGATTTTTAAATATGTCCATGGCCATTCTAGC